TGCCCAGCGGCCGCGTGCTGTGCTACCCCTACCCCACGATCAAGCAGGTGGAGACGCCCTGGGGCGAGATGAAGAGCGCGCTGCACTTCTGGACGGTCAACGGCACCACCAACAAGTGGGAGGAAACCAGCACGTATGGCGGGTCGCTCGCGGAGAACGTGACGCAAGCCGTGGCGCGCGACCTGTTGGCCGAAGCGCTCACGCGCGTCGATGCGGCCGGCCACTCGATCGTAGGGCACGTGCACGACGAGCTGATCGCCGAAGTGCCTTGCGGTGTCCCGAGTGTTGAGAAAATCGAAACACTCATGTGCGTGGTGCCTCCGTGGGCGACGGGGTTGCCGATCGCAGCGGAGGGGTGGCAGGGCAAGCGTTACCGCAAGTGAGGATCACATGCAATTTCATGAAGCCAAGATCATCCGCACCTTGAAGGGTGCGCCCCGCCACATGCGCGACGAGGCCGAGCGCATCCTGAACCTGCACGCCGCGCTGGTGGAAGCCGACCGCAAGGTGAACAACTACGGCCAGGGGCAGACGCCGCGGGTTGACTGCCACCAGGCGCACGAGTTCGCCACGCTCGACCCGGGCACGGTGCTGCGCACGAACAAGGTGCTTGTGTTCAACCTGCTGCTGGCGTGCCGCTCGCGCGAATGGCTGCCGGCGTGGGGGACGAATGTCTGACCCCGCCGACGACGCAGACCAGCAGGTCGAGCACTTCAACGACCTGGCGCGCGCACGGCGCTTGCCCACCGGCCCACTCTTCACCGGCCACTGCGCATGGTGCGACGAGAAGGTGGCCGAGCCCCGGCGCTTTTGCGATACGTGGTGCCGCGACTGCTGGGACGCGGACGAGAAAAGGCGGGGCAATGTCGCAGATGCTTGACCACGCGCTGGCGCTGGCCGCGCGTGGTTTTCACGTATTCCCGTGCGAAGTCGGCGGCAAGCTGCCAACGCTGAAGGACTGGCCCAACCGCGCCACGCGCGATGAGGCGCAGATCCGCAAATGGTGGACGCGCGCTGAGTTCAACGTAGGCATCGCCACCGGCAAGTTCGCCGACGACCGCGCGCTGATCGTGGTCGACGTCGATATGAAGAACGGAAAGAACGGCGAGGCGTCGCTGCTGGGGCTGGAGATGCAGGGCCACGACCTGCCGCCCAGCATGGAGCAGTCCACCCCCAGCGGCGGGCGTCACATCATCTACGTGGCCGACCACGCCGCGCGCCAGGGCGTCGACACGATCGGCCAGGGCCTGGACATCAGGAGCCGCGGCGGCTTCATCGTCGGCCCCGGCAGCCAGATAGACGGCAAGCCCTACCGGCAGATCAACGGCCACGCCGAACTCGCGCCGGCCCCGGGCTGGCTGGTGGAGCGCCTGGGCACCGCGCCCGACCGCCCCGCGGCCGCCGGCGAGGTGCTACCCGGCATCGACGCGGACCGCGCCCAGCAGCGGGTCATCGAGTACCTGAAGACGGCGCCCACGGGCGGCGACCCGGAAGCGTACCCGGTGGCATGCAAGCTCAAGGACTTCGGCGTGTCGGAGGCTGACGCGGTGCGCCTGCTGCAAGAGCATTGGGATCCGCGCTGCAACCCGCCGCGCACGGACGACACTGCGACCACCGTGCGAAACGCCTACCGATACGGCAAGGAACCCGCCGGCAGCGCGGCGCCCGAGGCCATCTTCGACAAGGCGGAAGCGCCAGCCGCCGACGAAGGCCGCCACCCGGCCGCCGTCCTGAACGACGAGTACGCCTTCATCAAAAAGGGCGCGTTCGTGCTGCAGGAAACCACGGACCCCAAGGGCAGGTTCACCACGATCCGCCTGCCGCCACCGGACATGCACAGCTGGTTCGCCAACAAGCGCCTGGCCATCGGCGACAAGCAGCTGCCGCTGTCCAAGGTGTGGATGGAGTCGGCCGAGCGCCGCGAGTTCGACGCCGTGGTGTTCGCCCCCGGCCTGCCCGGCGGCGGGCGCTTTTACAACCTGTGGCGCGGCTTCACCGTGCAGCCCAAGGCCGGCCCGCACCCGTCCGTCGACGCATTCCTTGAGCACGCGCTGGTCAACGTGTGCGGCGGCGACGTCGCGCTCAATCGCTGGCTCATTGGCTTCTTCGCCCACATGGTGCAGCGCCCGGGCGAAAAGCCGCTGGTGGCGCTGGTCTTCCGCGGTGCCAAGGGCACTGGCAAGAACGCGCTGGTGGAGCGCGTGGGGGCGCTGCTGGGCCAGCACTTCCTGGTGGCCGACGACGAGCGCTACTTGCTGTCGAACTTCAACGGCCACCTGGAGAGCAACCTGTTTTTCGTGCTGGACGAGGCGAGCTGGGCCGGCGACAAGCGCGCCGAAGGCAAGTTGAAGGGCCTGATTACCGGCAGCCAGCACAACATCGAACGCAAGGGCTACGAGTCCTACGGCGTGGACAACCTCACGCGCGTGGCCATCATAGGCAACGAGCGCTGGCTGGTGCCGGCCACGTTCGACGAGCGGCGCTTTGCCGTCTTCACCGTAGGCGACGGCCGCCGACAGGACCGCAAGTTCTTCCATGACATGCGCGTGGGCATGGAGCAGGGAGGCTATGCCCACCTGCTGCACTACCTGCTGCACTTCGACCTGAAGGGCGTGGATGTCAACGACGCACCGGCCACCGCGGGCCTGCTCGATCAGAAGCACGCATCGCTGGAGCCGGTGGAAGAGTGGTGGCTCGATTGCATCGAGGCCGACCAGCTGCTGGGATCCAGCTTCGACGGCGCCATCCCGCCGCGCGTGCCCACCAACCGGATGCAGGAGGCGTTCACGGCCTGGTCGCGCGGCCGCAACATCCGCAGCCGCCTGCCCGACCACCGCGACTTCATGCGCCAGCTGCGCGGCGTGGCGCCGTCGCTGGAGTATCGCAAGGCGCGACGCGGTGAGGCCGGCGACAGCAGCTACGCCATGTTCAACCCCGGGATCGCCGCCCTGCGCGCTGACTGGGATCGCCACATCGGCGGTTCGCATAAGTGGGACGTGTCGTGACGGCCTTCTACAACGAGATTGACCCCTACGCGGCCCAGTGGCTGCGCAACCTGATCGACGCGGGCCACATCGCGCCAGGCGTGGTCGACACCCGCAGCATCGCCGACATCCGGCCGGAGGAACTTCGTGAATACACCCAGTGCCATTTCTTCGCCGGTATCGGCGTCTGGAGCCACGCCCTGCGTGCCGCCGGCTGGCCCGATGACCGCCCCATATGGACGGGATCCTGCCCGTGCCAGCCTTTCTCCACGGCAGGCGCAGGCGCGGGCTTTGATGACGAGCGGCACCTGTGGCCGCACTTCTTCCACCTCATCGAGCAGTGCGAGCCTGCAATCGTCGTTGGAGAGCAGGTTGCGAGCAAGGACGCAGACCCTTGGGTCGACCTTGTATGCGCTGACCTGGAAGCCCTGGGTTACGCCTTCGGGGCGGTCCCGTTCCCGTCTGCGGGCGTCGGTGCTCCGCACATCCGCGACCGGCTCTACTGGGTGGCAGGAGGGCGGGCTGGCCGACGCCACGCTCAGCGGACGGCGAGAAGAACGTTCGGACGCTGGACGGCTCGCTGTCGGAAATCGAGCGGAAGGGCTCACCGCAGGACTTGTGCATGGCCTCCGTGCTGGCAGGTTGGCCCACGCCGAACAGCACGCTGGTGGACGCGAAGCCGCGGCCGCCGATCATGGGCAATCGCAAGCCGACGGACCCGCAGATAGGGCTGGCAGATGTGGCGGTGCACCTGGCGGGCTGGGGCACGCCGAACATGAGCGACCACAAAGGCGCGGCCACGCCGGAAGCGGTGAAGGAATGGGAGAAGCGCGGCCACAACCTGCCGGAGCAGGCGCAGATAGCCGGCTGGGCGACACCGAACGCGACGGACTGCGAAGCGGCGGGCGGCTCAATGCAAACATGCCTGGCGTCGCAGGCGCACATCGGCTTCCTGAAGACGGAGCCGGCCCGACTAACGGCCTCTGGCGAGCTGCTGACTGGCTCCTGTGCCGGGATGGACGCTGGCGGCCAGTTGAACCCGGCACATTCCCGCTGGCTCATGGGGCTGCCTCCCGAGTGGGACGCCTGCGCGCCTACGGCAACGCGATCAACGCCGAAGCGGCGCGCATCTTCATCGAAGCCGCAGCCGATGCACTACATCTTCACATGAACAAGCTATGACCAACACCACACCGATTGACGAAACCTATCAAGAGCGCCACCTGACGCCGCCCGAACTCGCCGCGAGGCTGCAGCTGCACGTGGTGACGCTGGCCACCTGGCGCATGAAGGGCCTGGGCCCCAAGTTCGTGAAGACCGGCGGCCGGGTGCGCTACCCGCTGGTGCAGGTCGAGGCGTGGGAGCAGTCGCGGCTGCGGCAGAACACGGCGGTGGTGTGACGAACACCTACGCAACCGAGTTCTTCGCGCACTGCCCGGTGAACGGCTTGCGCATTAAGTACGCACTGTCGCTTCGCTCGGCCAGCACCATCCCCGTGGAAGCGATCCTGGCTGCCGTAGGCGCCATCAGGGAGGGCTTCCACGAGGACATTGCAGACCGGCTCGCGCCTTTGGGCGGCAGCCAAACCCTCGTT